GTTTCCCAGTCACGATCAAGAATGGAAAATATACATGAAAAGAAAAGATTCAGATAAACCAGCCATAGGAATAGTTACAAACCCTGGAGAAGGTGTGGTTTATGAAGGTATGAAATACGACCACTGGCGAGAAAAATACGAAGGTCAAGAATGTATGCAAGTGTTTTTACATTATGTTAGGTCTAAAGGAAAATATAAAGATTATTATAAAGATCAAAGAATATACTTTGGACAAAATGAAAAGTAATTTAAATCAAATATTAGACGGAAGCATACATATCGAAACTAATTTTTTTGATAATATAGATTTGTATAAGTCTATAATTAAAGAAATGTCACAAACAAATACTAAAGAAACATACCAACCTTGGAGTGCAAATTACGGCAATAGAATGCAGGGGATGCCTTGTTATGAATCCTTATTTAATTTTAAAAAAGACTATATAATAAACAAAATAGAAAAAACTCTTAATTTAAACGTAATTGATTATAACTGTATATATAGAAAAATAATAACAGAAGAGTTAAAAAAATCGCAATGTAATGGTAGGTATGGATTTATTCACGAGGACAGTAAAGCAATTAAAACCAATCAATCTGTGCTATCTGCTGTAATGCATTTTGAACAATCGTTTAATGGAGGCACTGCTTTTTTTGAAAATAATTATGATAAAATACCTGATATTTATGTTAGCGCTTATCCAAATAGAATGATATTATATAATGGAAAAAGATGGCACGCCCCGGCTTTTGATTATTCTTTTAAAGAAAGAAACAGTCTGGCCTTCTTTTTGGTTGTTAAAGATAGACTATAATTCATAAATAAGTATGATATAAGGGTTAAATTATGCTACAAAAATTAGGTTTTTTACCTGGATTCAATAAACAAGTTACATCTACGGGCGCTGAATCACAGGGGACGGGTGGTGAAAATGTACGTTTTAGATATGGTACACCTGAAAAAATAGGTGGTTGGTCTCAATTAGGAGACAGTAAATTGACTGGTGCAGCTAGAGGTTTGCATCATATGGTTAATAAAGAAGGTATTAAATACTCTCTTATTGGAACTAATCGAATTTTATATGCTTACACCGGAGATGTATACTATGACATACATCCTTTAACTAATCCATCCGGCACAGCTATTACAAATGCTTTTAGTACAACTAACGGACAACCAACAGTAACGATTACTTTTAGTTCTGCACACAATTTTCAAACAGGCGATATTATATTATTTGGTGCTGTTTCTACTTTTTCAGCTATTACAGGTTCAAATTTTGGATCTTCTGATTTTTGTGATAAAAAATTTATGGTAACAAGTGTTCCAACAGCAACAACAATTACTATTACAATGCCTGGTAATGAAGGAGGAGCAGGAGCAACTACTTCTGGGGGTATAACTTTTTTTCAATACTATCACGTAGGACCACCTGATCAAGTTGGAGTTTTTGGTTATGGTATATCTCAATGGGGTGGTACGACTACAAATCCACAAACAACAACATTGAATGGTGGGTTAAATGACGATGCGTTTGGAACGGGTGGATCAGGAACTACAATTAACGTAGCAAGCACCACGGGTTTTCCAAGTTCGGGTACAAATTTTATACAAGTTGGCACTGAAGAAATATCTTACACAGGTATTACTGCTACAAGTTTTACTGGAATTACTAGAGCTGTTCGAGGAACAACCAGAGCTGCTCACAGCACTGGTGCAACTGTTACTAATCACAGTGGTTTTTCTGGATGGGGTTCAGCAGCGTCGACTACTGACAAAGTTGCAGAACCAGGTATGTGGTCTATAGATAATTTAGGAAGCACAGCTATTGCATTAATATTTAATGGAGAATGTTTTCAATGGAATTCAGATCTTATTAATGCTGTAACAACAAGAGCAACAATTATATCAGGTGCACCAACTGCATCTAGAGATATGTTAGTATCTACTCCCGATCGTCACTTAGTATTTTTTGGAACAGAAACGACTATTGGAGACAAAGCTACACAAGACGACATGTTTATAAGATTTTCTTCTCAAGAAGATATTACAGACTATACACCAACAGCTGAAAATAGTGCTGGTACACAAAGACTGGCCGCCGGATCACGGATCATAGGAGCTAAATTAGGTAGAAATGCAATTTACGTTTGGAGTGATAATTCTTTATTTACTATGAGGTTTGTTGGAACTCCTTTTACTTTTGCTTTTGAACAAGTTGGTACTAACTGTGGATTGATTGGTAAGAATGCAGCTGTTGAAGTTGATGGTGCCGCTTATTGGATGTCGGATAATGGTTTCTTTAGATACACAGGTAAACTAGAATCTATGGATTGTTTAGTTGAAGACTATGTTTATGACAATTTAAATACAACATCTAATCAAATGGTTTTTGCAGGAATTAATAACTTGTTTGGAGAAGTTACATGGTTTTATCCTGAAGCTAATTCTAATGTTAATACTCAATCAGTTACATATAGTTATTTAGATTCTACAGCCAAACGACCTATATGGTTTGTAAATGCAAGTCCTTTGTTTATTAGAACTACATGGCAAGATTCTGCTGTGTTTGGTTTACCTCATGCAACTCAATACGATGCAGGAACAGATAGTTCTTTTGATGTAACTGGAAACACAGAAGGAATTTCTTATTACTATGAACACGAAACTGGAGTTAATCAAATAAGACTTGGAGTAACCACAGCAATTCCAGCAAACATTACATCTGGTGATTATGATATTACACAAAAAGTTATTAGAGGAGCTGCAACAAATTTAGGTGATCTTAGAGGTGATGGTGAAAATATTATGAGAGTAAGTCGAATTATTCCTGATTTTATATCACAAGCAGGTAGTACAATTGTACAATTAGATTTAAGAAATTATCCAAATGATACAGCGGCAAGCTCATCACTTGGACCATTTACTATAACATCAGGCACTACAAAAGTAGATACACGGGCTAGAGCAAGAGCCATAGCTCTTACAATATCCAACACAGCGGTAGATACCAGTTGGAAATTAGGAACTTTTAGGTTAGATATACAAACTGGAGGAAGACGATAATGTCAATTACAAGATTACAACAAGCTAGACAAATGTATGCAATGGGCCAAAGAGTTGGAAGAATTGCATTTGGTGGCGGTGGTAGTCAAGATCATGTTGGCGGTCAATATCAAGGTAGTGGTGCATCAAGTACAAGCAAAGGCCCTGCAGGTGGTGCATCAAAGGGTGGTAACTATAGCGGACCAGATGATAAAAGTAGTGATCAACAAACCTATAATACACAAGTAGCTTTAGGAACACAATTACCACCTCAACTTCAAGGACCTGTTGAATTAAATAAAAGAGAACAAGCACTACAAAATTTTTACAATACAAAACCAACAGTTAAATATCCTTCATTTATGCCAGGTGGTATTATAGCAAATACTTTTTTAAAAAAACCACTTCAAGCATTTTCTGACTTTACAACACAAAAAAATAGAGCTTTTTTTAAAGATGTAATTAGAGCTGGAAAAATACCAGGAGTTAATTTTGGAACTGTTTCTGAAATGTCACCCCAACAATTAGAAAAAGCGTATCAAGATTATATGACTAACAGAATGTCTGGTGTAACAGATGCTTATGGTAATCCTAATCCTGGTTATGATAATAATAAGCAAGGTATTGAAACTTTGTATGATTACACTATGTTTGATGACGTTGATGATGTTGATGATATTGATGATATTGAAGAAACTACAAATAATGTTTTTGCTTCAAGATTTTTACAAAATCAACCTAATGATATTAGACAAGACATTGAATCAAAAATGCAAAATTATTACACGGTATAATGGCTAAAATAGTACAATCATTAACTAGAGCAAGCTCAGAATATGAGGAAGATGTGGCACAATCTTTAGTTAGAGATTTAGATGCGGTGTTAGAAAAACTTAACACAACGTTTCAAGAAGAATTAAAACAGGAGATAGAAGCTAGAAGTTTCTTTTTAGATTAATGGCAGTAGTAAACCAATATAAATTTGTAGGTATAGATAACAGTACAAGTGGTAGTGCACTTACACCATTAGGTGCTAGTGTTCCTGCAGTTAATGAAACTATTCTTATTAAGTCAATATTAGTTACATCAGCTGGTACACCAAGTGTGACGATCCTTAACAATAGTATTACAGCTATTAAATCAGCAGCACTAACAGCAGACACAACAACAGAATTATTAACTCAACCGCTAATAGTAGAGGGTGGTAAAACCTTTACAGTACAATCAAGCACAACAGATTCGTTTGATGTAGCTATTAGCTATCTAAACATTAAGAAAGAAGTAACAACATAATGACCGATATACCAACATTAACACCAGAAAAAATTATAACTAAAATAACTAATAAAAAAACAGGAGAAGTTTACGAGACTGAAGAGGCTTTAAAAGCTGCAAATATACCTGAAGAGGACGTGCAAAGAGATGTAACAGTTATTATGCCACCTCTTGATTTGTTTGCAAAAACCAAGTAGTATGAGAAACTCTATAAAATAAGGCAATTATGGCAATAACAGATATATCAATTTCAGAAGAACTAATGACTAACGCACCATCTATAAAGTATAGAGGTGAAGAAGGTCCTAAATCTCCAGAAGAAGAAATGATGATGGCTGATGCTTTGTTAAAAGAAGAGTATGAAAAATACGTTTACGATTTATTAGAACAAAGACCAGAAGCAACACCAATGTCTTTAGACGAATTTAGAAGAATGGTTATTGGGGATATGTCAGGTGGTCAACCACTACCACAAGACCCTACAAAACCAGTTAACCCTTTTGCACCTAAACCTACAGGACCCGTATTACCTGACAGACAAATGGCAGCGTACGGTGGTATCATGGGTAAGGATCGTGACTGGGAAAC